ACGAAGGGTCAGATAAATTCAAACGTTTAGAAGCGTTACTATGGGGTGTTTATCCTGTAGTTATAACTTGTTTGTTGGCTACTAGGTACCTCTAGTGGAAGATATTACTTTATTTATAGCGGAAGTTGGGTTCCCGATAGCCGCTGCTCTCGGACTAGGTATATTCATATGGAAGCTCATTAATAGAATTATTGATGGCATGGAGACCAAACTAGATGTTTTAGATGACAAGGTAGCTGATCAGATAGAACAAATGGAAGCTCGGTTAGGAACTAAATTAGACTCACAGCACGGTATTTTAGTAGCTCTGATAGACAGAGTTCGCAGCCTTGATAACGAAATCATACGTCAGGATACTATGATAAAAACCATATTAGGTGTGCCACAGCTAATAGACACAGATAAAATGGCTAAAGCGGATAGAGATGATCAACGCAAAGACTAATGGCCAAACAACAAAACCAAAAGCTAAAGAAAGCTTTAATCTGCAAGCGTATAAAACAACAGAAAGACAGACGTAATGGATAAAGACAGAATCAAACAAATAAAAAAAGAACAGCTCGTATCCATAGATAATGTAATATTTGAACCTATGCCAAGAGACAAATATATCTATGAATATACAAATGATGAGTTTGAAAAAGATTTTGTACAGCTAGATAAAGTAATTAAAAGAGCATCTTTGTTTGTAATATTTTTAGCTCTAGCAGGGATGATGTTTGCAATCTATTTAATGTAATGGATAGAGAAAAACAAAAGATACTCTTGTTGGTCTGTGTATTAGGTCTAGCCAATGTATTGTTAATTTCTTTGACGCTTGGTGCTGATGAAATGACACACAAATTCAAGAACCCTAGTTTCTCAGGTGTTGGTACATCTAGCCATTATCTAACCATAGAGAACCAAGAGTTCAATAGAAAAGAAGCTATACGTGAAGAAATAAAAGCGTATCAAGAAGATCTAGAACGTGAAGCAGAAAATACAACCTTAGCTAGATTCATACGTAACTTAGAGAGTAGAATATATGCGCAACTAAGCAGGCAACTGGTAGATAGTTTGTTCGGTGAAACTGCATCAGATTTTGGTACTCTTGAATTAGAAGGGAACACTATAGAATATAGGGTAGAAGACGATAAAGTAACATTAATAATTACAGATGAAGAAGGCAATACAACAGAAATTACTGTACCTCTTGGTTCTTTTACTTTCTAGTTGTGCCTTACTCGTAGACCCTTTAGACAACGGAGTGCCTCCTATAAGAAGCATTGAGTCAGCGCAAGTTGGTGCTTTACTTACAAACTTAACAGAAGTCCCTTCTCCTATACGAAAGCCTGTTGTAGCTGTATATCCTAAGTCTTTTAAAGATGACACAGGTCAACGTAGGTCTAACAGTCAATACGCAAGTTTTAGCACAGCTATTACTCAAGCCCCTGATGCTTATCTAATTAGAGCTTTGAAACATTCGGGTGTATTTGACGTAGTAGAACGCAAAGGACTAGATAACTTAACAAAAGAAAGACAAATCATACGTACAACGCGGGAATCTTTTGATGAAACACAAAAGGTAAAACCCTTGCTTTTTGCTGGTTTAATCATGGAAGGAGGAGTTATAGGGTATGAGTCTAATGTAAAATCAGGCGGGTCTGGAGCTCGTTATCTTGGTATTGGAGGCTCCAAAGAGTACAGACAGGACTCTGTCACCATCTCTCTACGTACAGTTTCAGTTAGTACAGGTAAAATTCTTATAGAAGTGTTAGTTACTAAATCAATTCTTAGTGCAGCGGTATCTTCTGATGTGTTCAGATTTTATGCAAATAATACTGAATTAGTTGAAATTGAGAGCGGTATAGTAGAAAATGAGTCTATAAATATTGCTTTACAGATGGCTATCGAGACAGCTGTTTTACAAACAATAGAGGAAGGATATGAACAAGGATACTGGAAAACAAGTTCTTGAACTTTTCAAGGCGATTTTATTTGGTTTTGGTTTGTTAATTTTATCTTTGCATTTAATTAGTGCAGACAACGAAATATTTATAGATCAATCAGGTGCTACATCTAATCTAGATATAGAACAAGTCGGCGGCGGCGGTAACATCATAGGTGGTGCAGATGCAGCAGCGGGCAGTATGACGGCACTAGATTTAGATGGTACAAGTATGACCTTAGATGTATTACAAAAAGGTGCATCTAATAAATTCTTAGGTGACATCTGGGCAGACACTTACACAGGTTACTTTTCTTTTATAGGAGACAGTAATACTTTTAACATGTCTACAGACGAAACAAATGCTACAGGTGCAGATGGTTCTAATGTAAATGTTCAGTTCACAGGCAATACAAACACAGCGACTTTGAATCATGCTATGACTGCACTAGCAGCTAACTTAGATTTAGATTGGATAGTCCAAGGTTCAGGTAACACAATTACATCTAGCATAGATGTTGATGGTGCTACTAACTACATGGACATAGACGGTGATGATAATACTGTTACTTATGATGGTGACGGGTATGCAGGTGGTTACTTCTACCTAGACCATACAGGCAGTACAAGAACATTTAACATAGATCAGGAGTCTACATCAGATAATGATTGGCTTAAAATTACATCTGCTGGCTCTAATGGTACTGTTTGCGTTACTCAGTCAGACGCAACTACTTCATTCGTCTGTTGAAATAGGTTTGATATCGGAGCTCAGAGGCAACGCACAAGTCTTAAGAGACAAGCCCTATGGGGCTGAATTAGAGTTTGACATACAACAAATGGATGATGTCCGCACAGAAGCGGGTAGAGTTGCTATAACATTTGAAGATGATTCTACAGTTAAATTAACTGAACATTCTAAACTGGTCATAGATGAGTATATCTATGACCCCGACCCTTCTAAATCAAAGATGGCCTTAAAGTTTGCTAGTGGTACAGCAAGGTTTATCACAGGCAAGTTCAACAACAAAAGCAACATATCTATACGTACGCCTACAGCGGACATTGCTATCAGAGGCACAGACTTTACTTGCACCGTAGATGAGCTTGGCAGGTCATTAGTTATATTATTACCAGATGAAAACGGCATATCTAGTGGCGAGATCCTCGTATCAACAGCATCTGGTAGTGTTACGTTAAACAAACCGTACCAGGCAACGACTGTATCTGTATACGAAAGCAACCCAACAGCTCCTGTTGAGTTAGATATTACGCTAGATCTAATAGATAACATGTTAATCGTAAACCCTCCAGAAGAAACCGAACAACAACTAGAAGAAGCACAGTCAAAGACTACAGTAGACTATTTAGACATTGATTATCTAGCAGAAGATTTTTTAGAAGCAGAAGAAGACCTAGAGTTTACTGAACTGGATGTTGACATGCTTGCGACAAACTTCTTAGAAGATCTATTAAATGTAATAGATGCATTAGCTATAGACAAAGAAGAAGACCAACTTAAGCAGGGTGGTGTAGGCATTCGTATAGTAGGCACAGAGATAGGACAAGATAAAGATACGCAGATAACTACAATAGTATCTGGGCAGAGTATAAGTTTAACTAGGACTGTAAATCAAAGTGCTAAGGTAAACCTAGACGGCTCTGGTAGCTACACAATAGTATTTATACAAGACGGTGTGGCTAATACAGTTAAGGTTAATGGTGGCTCTTCAACTACAATAACCATTAAACAAGGGACAGGATGAGAAAATTACAGTTTGGGATTTTACTAATATTACTTAGTCTACCTTTAATTTATTCAATACCTTTACTAGAAGTAATCAAATTAAAAACTTTTGATGCATTAGTACCTGAACAACCTCCTTCAGACTACTTTACGATACTAAATATTACAGAAGAAGATATTACCAATGAGGGTGGTTATCCTTTATCACGTCAGACCCTTGCACAAATACATATAAACCTTTTGCGTAGAGGCGCTATAGGTGTTGGGTGGGTTATGGCTTTTCCACAACCTGACAGGTTTGGAGGTGACTTTGAGTTTATGGAAGCGCTCTCCTTCTCTCCAAGCGTACTTGCTATGTTTGAAAACAACACGAACGAATATCCTCCGACCACGGGCACAGTCATACTTGGTGACGGAACAGGTGGCATTCCGGCAGAAGGTGTAATACAAAACATAGAAGTATTAAAACAAAACGCTAGCCAGGGGATTGCAGTTGCTAGAACCGATATTGATAATTTAGTTCGTAGGTTACCTCTGTTGATGCGTACTCCTGATGGATGGGTACCTGCATACGGCACAGAAGTTCTTAAGATTTTAGCGGGTGCAGACACTTATGTTATAAGATCTAGTGATAATGTAATACAAGAGATACGCGTTAAAGGAC